AGGCACGCGAGCAGATCGCGCAACTCCGGCAGACCGTCGCCGCCCTCGAGGCGAAGGCGCACGCCACCGGATCCGACATCGACCCTGAGCTGGCTCAGTTCCGCAGCCTGGGCGAGTACGTCAAGGCCGTCAAGGACGGGCAGGTCCAGTCCCGCGCCCTCGACGTCTCGAACCTGGCCGACGCACCCGGACTGGTGCCGCCGGTGTGGTTCCGGGAAATCTCCGGCGTCCTGGACCGCGGCCGTCCGTGCATCTCCGCGATCGGTGGCCCGACCCCGGTCGCCGGCGCTGGCATGACCGTGAACTGGCCCTACTTCGACGGTGACCTGTCCGCGATCGTGTCGACCCAGGCCAGCGAGAACACCGAGATCAACTCGGTGGACATCGACATCAAGAAGGGGACCGCGACGCTGCTGACCTACGCGGCCGGTAACCGGCTCACGTTCCAGGTCATCGAGCGCACCGACCCGTCGTACGTCACCGCACACCAGCGGATCATGGTTGGTGCCTGGGGCACCGAAACCGATTACGCGTTCCAGGCTGGTCTGTGGGCAAACGGCACCAACGGCATGGACTACGACTTCTCGGCGGACACCACTGGTGCCACGTTCCGCGAAGCCGTGTTCGCCGCTGCCGTTGACGTGCAATCCGCCACCGGCCAGCCAGCCGAGGTCGTGTACGTCAACAGTGCGGTGTACAAGAAGATCGGCGGCTGGACCAGCTTCATGCCGGACTCGTACCCCGTGAGCAACGTTGCCGGCACCTTCAACGCACGGACCCTCAACCTGTCCGTTGCTGGCCTGCCCATCGTCCTGGCGCGTGAGTTCGCCACCGACGAATCTGAGGACGCCATCGTCACCAACCGCGCTGCTGCCGGGTGGCTCGAGGACGGACCCAGGTTCGCGTCGGCTGACGTCGCCGCCAACCTGGGTCGTGAGGTCGCCATCTACGGGTACGCCGTCATGATCCCGTACATCAGTGCCGGAATCGTCAAGATCTACAATCAGGCGTAACCGGTCAGGAGTCGATCAACCATGCTTGTCACCGGACAGGAACTGGCCACCAACCTTGGCCTGACCTACGCCGCCGACCCGTTCGATCAGGTCGCCGGCACCGCTGACGAGATCGTTGGTCGACTCCTGACGCCACTGGCCTACGCCAACGAGCCGCTGCCGGCAAAGGAAGCCGCGTTGCATGTCGCCACGGAGATCTTCCAAGCCAGATACAGCGCCGGTGGCGAGTCAATTGCCAACGACTTCACCCCAGGCCCGTACCGGCTGTCGTCGGCGATGACGAGGCGCGTCATGGCCCTGCTCGGGCCATATCTGGATCCTCGGGGGATCGTCGGATGACTGCTCTGTCCACCGAGGCCCGGCAGCTGGTCCAGTCAGCGTTGACGGCCGCCGGGATCGACAACTACGCGGCACCGCCAACTGTGCCCAAACCCGGCATGGTCGTAGTAATGCCGGACCTGCCGTGGCTCGACATCGAGCGTATCGGTTCCCGGCTCAACTACGTTGTGCGGCATCGGCTGCTGCTGCTGCTCGACGGCCGCAGCAACAGCGGCGCGCAGCTGCAAGCCGAGGACCTGGCCGAGGAAGTCCTCCAGGCCTTGCCCAGTGCTTTTCGCGTCACCTATGTCGGCCCGCCGACCGTGGTCGATATGGGGAGCCAAGGCGGCATCCTGGCCGTTGAAATGTCAATCCAAGTGTCAATGAAGGAGTAGAAGCAAATGCCAGCCACCGCCGTTACCGGCAGCCAGTTCACCTTCACCTACAACGCCGTGGCCTACTCCGCGCAGGTCACCGGCGGCACCGTCACCCGCGAAACCGCTGTGACCCGCATCAAGACCCTGACCGACACCGCGTACAAAAACACGGACGACAACTGCACCCTGGAGGTGTCGTTCCTGTACGACGAGGAAACGGGCCTGGTCGGTGCGCTGAACACGGCGCAGGGATCCGGCACCGCCAACGCCATCAGCCTGGTCGGTGGTGACGCCAAGTGGACGGGCAACATGAGCGTCAGCAGCGTGTCTACCGAGTTCACGGCCGATGGCATCGCCACCTGCTCCGCAACTCTCGAAGGGGCCTTGACCTTCGCCGACGCGCCATGATGCCCGAACTGCTCGCCAGCGTTGACGGGCACACCCAGGTACTGCGACTCACCAGCGTCGCAGGCCTGGAACGCATGCAGCAGACGGTCAGCGAGGACAAGAAACCGACCGAGGCGACATCAGCGATGTGCCTGGCGTACTACGCCCTGCACACCGAAAAGGCCACCCTCGAGGAAGTACGCAAGTGGGCCGATTTGGTGTGCCTCATGGTTTTGGACTCGCGCAAACCGCCGGACCCTACCTGGCCGGAGTAGGCGCAGCCGTATACCGGCTCGCGGTCCTGCTCCGGTGCCACCCCAACCGCATACGAGATATGAACATCACCGACTTCTACGGACTGCTGAAGGAGGCCAATGGCCAGATCTAGCAAGTCCTTTGACGTAGAAGTTGAAGGCCTAAACGAGCTGTTGCGGGATCTGCGCGCGCTGCCCAAAGAAGCCAGCGCGGAACTACGGCTGGCGTCGCAGCGGATCGCCGATCAGCACATGGTCCCGGCGTGGAAAGCGGCCGCCGACAACGCTGGGCCGTGGGGCGCGAAGATCTCGACGACGATCAAGGCGAAGCGGGATCGGCTGCCCTCGATCACGATCGGTGCCCAGCGGCCTAAATACGGCAACGGCGCCACACCGAACACCGTCCGCTACGTCTCCGACAAGGGCCTATCTCGAGGCGGTCCGGGATCCGAGGGCGCCCAAGCCGCGTTCGGCAACGGCCGCAACTGGATGCGCTTCGCCAGGTCATATGTCCCCGGCGCGATCCAAGAATGGGCCAAAGCCATCGACACCATCTGCGACCGCTTCAACAACGACCGGACGGGAATCGGCTGATGGCCGGCCGGACCCTCCAGGTATTCATCGCCGCCGACACCAAAAAGTTCCGCGACGGACTGGACGACGCCGAACGGCGCATGAAAGGCTTTGACGGCTCCATCGGTGGCCTGGCCGGATCCATGCGCAACGTGCTCGGCCCGGCAATGCTTGCCGCCGGTGCAGCTGCCGGTGCACTGGCCGCTAAATTCGCTGTGGATGGCATTCAGGCGGCCGCTGACCAGGAGCAAGCCAACCGAAAACTGGAAAAGTCGTTTGCGGCCGTCGGCGCCAGCCAAGATCTGCAAAAAGCACAGGATTACCTACGCGCACTCCAAGACACTGCCGGAGTCAGCGAAGACGAGACATACCCTGCACTGGCGCTGCTGGTCGGCAAAACTGGCGAGTTCAAAGACGCACAAATCCTGATGAATGCCGCTTTGGAGACAGCTAAAGCCAAGGGTGAACCGCTGGAACCGATCGTCAAAGCGCTGGCCAAAGCGTATGGCGGAAACTATGACTCGCTGCTGAAACTTGTTCCCGAACTGGACAAGACCGCGATCAAATCAGGTGACGTATACGACGCCACAAACGCGCTTCAGAAACTATTTGGCGGCACAGCAGCGGAACAAGCCGAAACATTCAAGGGCAAGATCGACCGAATGAAACTCGGCATGGGCGAGTTGCAAGAGGCGTTCGGCACGGGCTTCCTTGAAGCTGTTCAGGGCGGCATGGACAAACTCAACGGCGAAGACTCGTTCGGCCAAACAATGCGCGATATGGAACCCACGTTCAAAAGCATGGGCGAATGGCTGGGCACACTGCTGAGCGACCTGGCGGTCATCGCCGACAACACCAAGACTGTCATGGATGCGTTCAACAATTGGAAAGACTCCATCCCGGGATTGGGCACCGTCCTGAATGCGCTCACAACGGGACCAATCAGAATTCTGTCCGACGCGCTGCGCGAACTCAATCGCCTGATGGGCCAAAGCCCAATCGCTGAAGGCGCACCGGAGCGCACACCCAACGTGCCAAGCCGTGGCGGAGTCGGATACCAACCCACGACCCTCGGCCCGGCGCCCGTGTCATCCACACGCACACCAACCGTCGTGGCCCCAGTCAGCGGGCTGGCCAAAGCCACCGCCAGCCAGGCCCTACGCACGTCCGGCAAGGTCAGGTTGCTGGGATGAGTATCACGTCCGTGGTGATCGGCGGGACCACGATCCCGCTAGCCGACATCGACTACTCCGTGGCGATCTATCACGGGCGGGATCGGATCGACGATTCGCCGGATTCCTCGAGCTGCGAAATGCTGATTTACGTTGATGGAGCTGCCGCAATCAACTTCGATGTCAACGAAACCGTGGTAGTGCAGTCATACTCGACTACCCGTTTCACTGGTCAGATCACTGACATAACGGTGCAGCACGGATACAACCTGGACGGTACCCCGATCACGGGCGTTTCCATCATCGCCATGGGCAACCTGCGACTACTCGGCAAATACGTTGATGCCGGGTCCTGGTCGGCGGAAAGCGTCCAAGACCGTGTCGACGCAATCCTCACGGGAACCGGCTTGGCGTACGTCGCCGAAGCCGATCCGGCATTGAACTTGACGGCATACACGCCAGGCCCCGGAGAAGTACGAGCTTTCATCGACGAGATCTGCGAATGGACCGGCGCAACGATCTACGACACGCCGGACGGCCGGATCTGGTTCGAGTCCTACACCAGGCGCGGCACGACCTACGCCACAGAAACATGGGCCGAGTTCGGTGCAACATCCTGGGCCAACGCCGTTGGTAACTGGGATCAAGGCATCGCGCCAAGCCTCGTCACGCTGAACTCGGCGGCCGTCGTCTGGTCACCGGAATGGACCATGACCGGATCCACCATCATCAACGACGTCACCGTGACGTACGGCACCGCCGATCCACAAGCGTCGGTCAATCAGACTGACGCCGCAAGCATCGAGGCACACGGGCAAAACGCCATCGAACTAAAAACGACCCTGGATCAGGCTACGGACGCCACCGAACGGGCCGCCAACATCATCACCGCGCAAGCCGCATCGAGGTATCAAATAGGGCATGTTGAGGTACTGCTGGATGAACTGACTTCGGCTGAGCGTGGCGCCGTGTTGGGCCTAAAAGCCGGTGCTCGAGTCCTGGTGCAGAACCTCCCGCAACCAGCACCCTTCACCGAATTCCTGGGCGTGGTGGAGGGCTGGGGCGAGCTGCACACGCCAGATCGGGTCAGCCTGAGCCTGGCCCTGTCCGACCCCAGATATTCGTATGCGACCGTGCAATGGGGCGAGGCGCCCGCAGCAGCGACATGGGGTGGCGTACCCGTATTGAAGACGTGGGGCGACATAATCCAACCGAGCGACCTGGACTAGGAGCAGCATGGCAACCACTACGTACGGCACCGAATATGTGCAGTCGTCGGACTTGGTCTCGAACTGGCCCGGCTCCAGCCTCTCGGTCGCCAACCGCATCGACGACATCAGCCTTAAAGGCAACGGACTGAACAACCAGACGGGCACGAGCTACACCCTGGTATTGACGGACGGCGGAAAGATCGTCACGCTCGACAACGCCGCAGCTGTGGCCGTGACGATCCCGACGAACGCATCTGTGGCGTTTCCAACTGGCGTGGTTATCGGCTTCACAAACAAAGGAGCCGGCACCGTGACACTGGCCGGTGCCAGTGGAGTGACCGTCAACGGCGCATCGCTGACGCTGGCGCAAAACGACTCCGCCAACGCATTGAAACTGGACACAAATACCTGGGTAATTTCCAAGGGCGGTGGTATCCCAAAAGCTAATTTCTCGGATGCGGCGACCGGCACCTACACCGGCTACAAATACAAGACATTCACCGCATCCGGGACGCTGACAATCACCACGGCCGGCTTGGCAGACATCGTGGTATGTGCAGGAGGAGGGGGCGGCGGTAATAACGCCGGTGGCGGTGGCGCTGGTGGAGTTCTCATCGTCACTAACGCTTACCTGCCCGCTGGCACGCTGACTGTGACCATCGGCGCTGGCGGAAGTAGTGGATCTGCCGGTGCCGGAGGAGCAGGGCAAGCATCCAGACTTGATTCCTATTACTCGGTTGGTGGCGGCAGTGGCAAGGACCGTGTAAACGTCGCAGATAACTACGGTGGTTCCGGTGCTGGTGGATCGTACGGCGGCTATACCGGCCAGTCAGGAACCGCTGGGATCGGCAACGCTGGCGGAACGGGTGGGTCTAGTCCGACCACACCGTACTCCACAGGTGGCGGTGGCGGCGCAGGCGCTGTCGGCGCTAACGTCGCAACCAACGGAGTTGGCGCGGCTGGTGGAGCCGGAACGACTACCGCGATTGCCGGAACAACACCGAGCGGGGCGTATGTCGCTGGCACCTACGCATTGGGTGGCGGCGGCGGTGGGGCTGGTTCAAGCAGCGGTGGCAGTGGTGGCTCCGGCGGTGGAGGCAACGGTTCGTCAGGAGCGGGCGTAGCAGGTTCGGTCAACACTGGCGGCGGCGGCGGTTCCGGCGTCACTTCATCGGGCGCTGGTGGCTCAGGTATCGTCATAGTGAGGGTGGCAGTCTGATGGCTCACTTTGCACAGATCGACAGCAGCAACATCGTGCGCGAGATCATCGTCATTGGTAACGATGACTGTGGCGGTGGTGACTTCCCGGCATCGGAACCCATCGGCCAGGCGTTCATCAACGGGCCGCATCCTCACTGTCTCGCTCTCCCCGGTACGTGGCTGCAATGCAGTTACAACGCAAACTTTCGCGGCGCATATCCGGGCATGGGCTGGTCCTATGACCCCGACCTCGATCAGTTCATCCCACCACCGGAGCCGGCAGCGTGAATCCCGAGCAAATCCTGACGTACTTGAGCATCGCTGCCGTCATCGTGACGGCGCTGTTCTTCCTGATTGACTCCCGGATCGGCAAAGTGTTGCAGGAGTTGAAGCCGAACGGTGGCCAGTCGGCTAGGGATGCGTTGGACCGGATCGAGCGCAAGGTGGAGCAGGTGGAACAAAAGGTGGAAGGCCACATCAAGTGGCACATGGACCGGCCATGAAGTGGCTCGCTCAATCGCCGTACGCCAGCCTGCTGAAGATCCTGACCGGCGCTGCGCTCGGTGGCCTGCTGTCGTGGCTGATGGCCGCTGACGTGTCCCCGCTCATGGTCGCGATCGGCGCGGCCGTCATCCCTGTCGCGATCAACTGGCTGAACCCCGACGACCCCAGGTACGGCAAGGGCAGCCAGCCGCACTACCAGGACCAGGCCAACCGACCAGAGTTCGAGATCGAGGGGGAGAACTAATGCCACCGCCCAGGCCCCGACTCGTCGCAGCTGGCGTCACGTTGCGCCGGCAAGTGAACCAGGCGTTTCCGACCAGGGATAAGGCATCGGACGGCTGGATCGGTGACAAAGCGCACCAGGCCCGCCAATCCGACCACAACCCTGACCGCAACGGCTACGTCCATGCCCTCGACATCGACGCTGACCTACTCGGTCCCAAGCAGCCCGTACGGGGTCGAGAGTTGGCGTTCCAGTTGGCCGACGAGCTGCGCATCTACGCCATGCGGCAGCGACCCGGCAGCCAGCGACTCAAATACATCGTGTACCAGGACCGCATCTGCTCCGGCACATACAAGGACCAGTTCTGGACGTGGCGCGGCAAAGGCTACGGTCATTGGGCACACATCCATGTGTCGTTTACGTCGGCCGCCGAACACGATGCACTGCTGTTCCCGATCCCGATCCTGCTGGAGCGTGCCAAATGATCAACCCCGGTGTCCTGGACCTGAAAATGTGGCAAGGCGTCACCTGGCATTACGAGCTGCTGTGGGAGGACGGCAACCCGGCCGCCCCAGTCGACCTAACCGGATATGAAGCGTTTCTAGAGGTTCGCCGCACGGCCGAGGACACCGAAGTCCTGATCGAACTAGACAACCTCGTCGGCGGGGCCGGTGGCATCACACTGGGAGGCGCGGCCGGCACGATCGACCTGGACTTCGACGCCGACGACACGCTGCTGGTGGATCCGGGCTGGTTCGTGTATGACCTGCGGCTCGACGACGGATCTGGCACTTGGACTCGGCTGGTCGAAGGGAAGTTCGCTGTGATCGCAGCGGTGACTCGGCCATGACCGACACGATCATCACCGTCACCCCGCCCGGTGAAACCACCGTAACGGTGACAGGGCCGACCACGACGGTACGCACCAACCAGCCAACAGTCCCCAACCCCAGGTATTACGGGCAGCTGATCAGCACGGCATCGCAAACAAACCCAGTGGCGTCAGCGATCAACCTGGTCACGTTTACCACCCTTGAGGAAGGAACCGGCGTCACTCTAACCAATAGCAACCGGATTAACCTGGCTAACGCCGGCACGTACTGCCTCAACCTTGTCGTCAACCTGACCAAGACCGATTCCGGCTCGGACGATGCCTACTTCTGGTTGCGCAAGGACGCTGCCGACGTGGCGAACAGCACGATGC